TTCAACACAGCATGGAGTGTCCTGATTGTGGAAGCTCCAGAGGTTACGCAATCGATGATAACGGATGGGCAACCTGTTTTAGTTGCGATAAAAAAACACCGCCTGAGAGGGTTGGTAACACTGATTCAGGTAGGGTAGTAAGCATGGAGAAGAGATCGTCCAACACAGAGGCTTACAATGCGTCTCAGGGGCTAATTTACAGGGCTTTGTCGGATAGAAAGATCAGTATCAGAGCGATGGAGACTTACGGTGTAGGTTTCAGAGGTGACGATATTATTTTTCCTTACAACGACAACAAAGCTGCAAAGATCAGAAAAGGTGGTCAGAAAGACTTCACCATTGAAGGTGGTTGGAGAGATGATTCAACCTTATTTGGTCAGGAAAGATTCTCCGCCGGTCAGAAGTACATCATAGTTTGTGAAGGTGAGTTTGATGCGATATCAGCGCACCAGATGATGTCGTACAAGACTCCCTGTGTTTCTGTGCGTAATGGTGCTCAATCAGCCTTGAAGGATGTGAAAGCGAACTATGACTACTTAGATAGCTTTGATGAAGTCATATTCTGTTTTGACAACGATCCACCAGGTTTGGAGGCGCAAGCACAGTGTGCTGAATTGTTCAGCCATAAATCCAAGTGTGTGAAGCATCTGAACAGTATGAAGGATGCAAACGACTATCTGGTGAGTAACAATACATCGGAGTTTGTATCGGCATTCTGGAAAGCAGAACGATGGACACCTGATGGTATTATCGCCGGTTCAAGTCTGTATGAACAGGTGATGAAACCATTAGAGAAGGCTGACTGTGATTACCCGTATGATGGACTGAACAAGCTGACGTATGGCATCAGAAAGCAGGAGCTAGTCACGGTAACAGCCGGTTCAGGTCTTGGTAAATCTCAGTTCCTTCGGGAAATGATCTGGCATATTCTGCAGTGTACGCAGTCAAACATCGGACTGATGTTTTTGGAAGAATCTACCCGTAAAACAGGTTTGTCGTTGATGTCGTTGGCTGTCGATAAACCATTACATCTTCCTGACACTGAGGCGACTCAGGCTGAGAAGGATCGAGCTTTTAATGCAACACTCGGTACAGATCGGTTGTTTATGTTTGATCACTTCGGTAGCTCTGATGTGGATAACATCGTGAATCGTGTTCGTTATTTGGCGAAGGTTGTTGGTTGTGATTATGTGTTTGTCGATCATATATCGATCATTGTTTCAGCCCAATCAAACGGTGATGAACGTAAAGCGATTGACGAGATCATGACGAAGCTACGGATGCTCGTACAGGAAACTGGTATCGCTCTGATAGTCGTATCACATTTGAAGCGTCCAGAGAACAAAGGCCATGAAGAAGGTGCTGCGACAAGTCTGGCGCAACTTCGAGGCTCTGGTTCTATTGCTCAACTCTCTGACATGGTGTTGGGACTTGAGCGGAATGGACAAGCTGAAGATGAGAAAGAACGAAATACGACACGAGTCCGTGTGCTGAAGAATCGATTCAGTGGGACAACCGGTCCTGCCTGTAACTTGCTGTACAGTCTGACAACCGGTAGAATGAACGAAATATTTGATGTTGCAGATGAGGATGAGGTGCTGTAATGGCTGTTCCAATACACTTTGTTTGGACGAAAGTGGAAAACATACAAAAATATTCGGGAAATGTTGCAATCTCTCCGGACTACCGGCATGGAGGTGTCATCTTGAATGAGCAAATTATTATTGCGAAGAAGAAAACACGATTTCGTCCACTAGGGCAGCTTGATTGGGCGCATTATACAGCAAAAGGTTTAGGAACAGCCTTCCAAGATGGAACAGTTCTTGAGTATTACGAACAGATGCTTGTAGATAAACGGAGTCCTAGTCATGATTGGCAAGGTGAAAAAGCAATGGCTAAAAGAGCATACTACGCAGAACTGAATGGAACTGCGAGTTTATTAAAAGATAAGTGAGGATATTTTATGGATGCGTATTGGTATTGTGAATTTAATAGTAGTTGTTGTGATGCACCACTATTAAATGAAAACGATGGACTTGGTATTTGTAGTGCGTGTAAAGATTGGTCCAGTCCAATCGATGATGAGGAGGACGAGGAATGAAATCTTGTCATATCTGTAAAGAGTTAAAACCTTTTTCTGATTATACACCTAGCAAAGTCAATAGTGATGGTTACGATCATCGTTGCAAGGATTGTCGATCACACCAAGCTAGAATTATTTCTAACCTCAAGAAAATTGCCCCAGAAAAATCATCATCATGTGATTGTTGCGGAAACGTTTCTGATAATATTGGTCTTGATCATTGTCATGAAACAAATACATTTCGAGGATGGTTATGTTCTAGTTGTAATAAAGGATTAGGAATGCTCGGTGATAACTTAGAATCTTTGATTAAAGTCGTTGGTTATCTCAGTAAACACAAATATATGCTTGATCGAGGTGAATTATATGAAGGAACTGGTACTGGATATCGAGACGAACAAGAAACACAGTACGATATGGATTTGCGTAACTGAAGATGTACAGACAGGAGAAGTCCAATGTCACACAGAGCCACAAAGTTTAGAGTCTTTGCTGAAACATTACGACAGAGTAATCGGTCACAACCTGATTGGTTTCGATGCTCCAGTGTTGAAGAGGCTGTGGAATGTTGGGATCAAGCGTGGTCAGGCAGTCGATACGCTGATCATGTCACGACTTTTAAACCCCGTAATAGAAGGAGGCCATTCCCTGCGAGCGTGGGGCCAAAGATTTGGGGGTGATGGTAAACAAGACTTTACAGACTTTGATGGAGGTCTGACAGATGAAATGCGTGAATACTGTATCCAAGATGTACACCTCACTGTGGAACTATACAAAAGGCTGCGTGAATCGCTTGATAAATGGCGTGATTCCGAAACAGCGTTATTACTGGAACGCGACGTTGCAATCGAGTGTTCCAAACAGGAAAGAAACGGTTTTAAACTGGATGTTCCTCAAGCTCAAATACTTTCTGCTGAACTGTCAGATCGAATGGGTTCTATTGAAGATGAGTTGCAGGAAATCTTTCCGCCGATTATTGAAGAGCGTTGGTCTGAGAAAACAGGTAAGCAACTAAAGGATAAAGTGACGGTGTTCAATGTCGGTAGCCGTAAGCAGATTGCGGAACGACTGATGTCGCTTGGATGGAAGCCTGAGAAGCATACAGAGAAAGGTCAACCGATTGTTGATGAATCCACCTTGGAGAATATCGACATTCCACAGGCTGAAAAGATTGCTGAGTATCTGATGCTTCAAAAACGTGTTGGATTGATTAACGCATGGCTAAGTCATGTCGAGGATGATCATCGTGTACATGGAGCGATCATTACAATTGGGACCATTACAAATCGAATGGCGCATCACTCACCGAATCTCGGTCAAATACCATCCGTGAAGAAGCCGTATGGTAAAGAGTGTCGATCATTGTTTACGGTAGATAAAGGTAATGTTCTCGTTGGTAGTGATTTGTCTGGTATCGAACTACGTTGTCTGGCGCATTATATGCAAGACGAAGACTGGACCGAAGAACTACTGAACGGAGACGTGCATCAGAAGAACGCTGATGCAGCCGGTATCAGTCGGGATAACGCCAAAACACTGATCTATGCGACGTTGTATGGCGCAGGATCAGCCAAGGTTGGATCAATTGTCGGTGGTGGACGGAGAGAAGGTGACAAGATACTGCACCGGTTCTACCGTAACACTCCGAAGCTCCGTATCCTGATGGAGAAAGTTGCTAGACTTGCTCTGAAGGGGTATGTACCAGGTTTGGACGGACGACGTATTCAGGTCCGTAGTGAGCACAGTGCATTGAATACATTGTTGCAAGGAGCCGGTAGTATCGTTGCCAAGCAATGGTGTGTTCAGATGCATCGAAACTTCCGCAAAGAAGGGATTGATGTAAAACAAGTGGCTTTTGTCCACGATGAGATTCAGGTTGAGTGCGCTAAATCAGATGCTGATCGTGTTGCTCAAATAATGGAACAATCTGCTCCAGAAGCAGGAGAGATTCTTGGATTCCGTTGTCCGGTGGCTGCAGAGTCTAAGATTGGGAATAACTGGTACGAAACACACTAAAGTATTTGGTAATACTTTCGTATTATGTTATAATAGGTATTATCACACCAACAGGAGAATGTGATGTCGCGTGTTAAAGTCAAAGCGAAAATTATGTGGGCCTCTACTGATGTTCACAATCCAATGTCCAACAAGTTCCAGATCGATCTTTGTGATCTGTCTGACAAAGCTGTCCAAGCTATCGAGGATATGGGTATCACTGTCAATCAGAAAGATGGTCAGGGTTACTTTATCACTTGTAAGTCTTCAAAGTATCCTATCGTTACCTACGATGCGGATGGTCAGCAATTGACCGGATTTCCGTTGAAGGAGGATGGTTCTCCATCACCTCAGTCAATTAAAATCGGGAATGGATCAGAGTGTGTTGCACTGATCGAACCATATACATGGAAGTATATGAACAAGGAAGGTATCTCACCATCTGCAAAGAAGATCGTGGTTACTGAGCTTGTTAAGTATGGTGGAAATGATGACACGAGTGTCGATGACCTTCTTTCTGTGGACGAGGAAGAGGACGAAATCCTTTAATGTGTCATCATGCGATCATTGATGCAGATATCCTGGTTTACCGTATCGGCTTTGCAACTGTTAATGAGGATGAAGCAGTTGCAATACGGACAATGGCAGGATTCTTAGAAGACATGATTATGTTTGATCTTCCATTCTGCACCACATGGACGCTACACCTAACCGGTAAGGGCAATTTCAGGGATGATTTTGCCGTTACTCGGCCTTACAAAGCAAATCGCAAAGGTAACAAGAAACCTACACACTACGAAGCTCTCAGAAACTACTTAGCGTGGTCATGGGATGCGACAGTGTGGAACGGTATGGAAGCCGATGATGCGGTTGCAATTGAGGCCACTGAACTAGGCGACAAAGGTGTCATTGTATCATTGGATAAAGACTTGGATCAGGTTGTAGGACATCACTACAATTTTGTGAAAAGACTCCACTACTACGTTGACGAAGAAACTGCCAAGTTCAATTTCTACAAGCAGTTCTTGACAGGTGATGCTGTTGACAACATCGAAGGTGTTCGAGGTATCGGTGACAAGAGAGCTACGGCACTGCTTGCAGGTAAGACAGAAGAAGAAATGTGGGAGATCATTGTTGAGAAACTTGGGTATGACAGAGCTATCGAAAATGGTCATCTGTTATATATGCTCCGGTCAACCGGTGATCAGTTTACACCACCAACGGTAAAGTCGAATGAAAGCTCAATCAGCTAAAGCAAAAGGACGCAGACTACAGCAAGCCGTTCGTGATGCAATCTTAACTGCATTTCCGAAACTTGAACCTGATGATGTACGCTCCACAAGTATGGGAGAAGGTGGAGAAGACGTGCAACTGTCACCGGCTGCACGGAAGTTGTTTCCATATTCTGTGGAGTGTAAATCATTATCAAAGATTGCCGTGTTTAATTATTACGAGCAAGCGACAGGTCATGGTAAACATGAGCCGTTGGTTGTTATCAAACAGAATCGATCAAAGGCTTTGGCAGTTGTCGATCTGGATCATTTTATGGAGTTGGTGAAGAAATGAGAGACTTTAATTGGGTGGATGACGACGACAAGTTCTACGTCAGTTTTGAGATTAAAGCTTGGGGTAAGACTCATGAATTTCGTGGTGAGTATGACAACGATGTGATTTGGCAAGAGATTGTGAATGATGTTGTCAAGACTATCGAAGCTTCGTATGGCTTTGCGTTTGATTTAGATAAGGCTGATGAGGTTGGTATCTATTATCGAGGCAAAGAGGATGAATGAAGTGAACACCATCCAAGTTGGTGGCGCACACTACACTGACAAATCAGTGCAGCCGTGGCAAGCAATGGAATCTTGGATGTCCGAAGAACAATTCAAAGGATTTTTAAAAGGTAATGTAATCAAATACCTAGCTCGTTGCGACGACAAAGGTGGTAAAATTGACCTCGAAAAAGCACGTCATTATCTTGACAAGCTTATCGATTTTTATTAAAATAGTAGGTTCGTGTCCGTGATAACACTACAAGAACTGAAAGAAAAACTGACTAAGTTAGATGAGGTCACACTGTTAGAGACTTTGCAGTTGACCTCTGAAGACTTAGTTAATCGCTGTGGCGATATTATAGAATCAAAATACGAAGAACTTATCGGAGAGTTTGATGAAATCACCCCATTCGACGAAGACGCATCTTGGGATAACGATTGATTATGAAAGAGACAATCGACTCAGTGATCAAGCAATTACGCTCATGCGTGACTACTATATGCTTGAGCATGAAACAAGTCCTCAAGAAGCATTTGCAAGGGCTGCCGTCGCTTACTGTTATGATGATCTGGATTTGGCACAACGTATTTACGACTATGCCTCTAAAGGTTGGTTCATGTTTGCGTCACCTGTCTTGTCTAATGCCCCAGAACCGAATGGAAAGATTAGTGGGCTTCCTA